TTCAACGCTTGTTGACCCGACTAGGAGTTCAACCGGGCACCTGGGGGGAGAGGTCTGAGCGGGTCATCACACCAGAGAGGGTACACGCTCAACGTGAGAACCTAATAAAGCTCCGGGGGTTGTTGGATCTGGCCATGCAACAGGATCAGAATGCTTTGGCTGCTTTGCGGGAACAGTTAACCCGACTAGAACACGGGGGGGGGAGCTAACCCATGGCCGATACGCCCAACCAGTGGGGCACAATGACTTTCGAGGTCCCGGATCTTCTCCAGGACCTTCGAGAGGACATCAATAGTGTGGCCGAGTTCCTGGTCGCAGTGCTCGATGTGGCCTTGCTTGCCCTGCAACTGGTCAAGGCATTTCTGGTCGGGTTCCTCAACCCTATCGCGGCTCTGGTTCAGGCTATTCTCGACGAGATCCGGAGCCTTCTACGCGACCTGAAACAACTGGGTCTCTATCTCACCGGGGACTGGAAACTCACGTCCTATCCGTATACCGAACTTCAGGGTGGCTTCAGTGAATATGAACGTCGGATGATCGGCCGACTGACTGATCACACGGATCCGACTCGGCCAGATGTGTCTAGTAAGACCAAAGTGTTGTCCATGTTCTTCTATCTCTCGGTAGACGTTTCAGACATCGAACGTCTTTTGGCTTTCATCAGTGCCCTGGTTCGGTATTTCAATCAAACCTATGACACACCTGGAAGTCTGCCTACCCCGGTCATCACCAAGGTTCTGTATGGGAATGCAGCAGCCAGCATCCTGCATCCCCAGGACTTGCCTGCTTTCTTCAAGTACAACGTGGACCCCCCATCCATCGCTCAGGTGAAATGGGTCTTGAGCACGGCTCCGAAACATCCTTTCAATCCCTTCCCCCCGCTTCCCCCCAAGGGTTTCCTGGTCACGGTTTCAACCATTGAGCCAGGAATCTCAATTTGTTGGGACAGACCCCAAAATGACTCTACTCTGCAAGAGAATGCCTCCGGGGTTGGTCGGTCCCAACCACGGGAGGCCAACATCGTTCGGCTAGCTAGCGGGCGTCCTCTTGTTCTACATGGCGGGGCTGCCATGATTCAGGGGGCTTCTACCCTGGCGTACAACCAAGGAACCGACAGTAATGGGGCTGGGAGGGATGTCACGGCCCGGCTCTTTGGGATGGTTTCCCCGACAGCCAACGAGGTGATTCCCCTTGACATGCTGACCCAGGGGGATGTGCCTGTTTTCCAACAGACCTTCTTTGTACCCCTGGCAGGCACATTGAGCCAGTGGGCCACGTCGGAATACTCCATCGACCTGAAGTTGGAGGACATGCCGCAAATGGGCAAAGTCACCAACGATAACGGACAGATGAAGGTTGAGCTTCTTGGCCCGGCTGGGACGTATTACGTTCGGGTGGCAACCTGCACTCGGGAGATCGGGAACGGGACTAAACAGTACAAGTACAACATGGTCCGGGCACAGACAGGAGCGCACACTCCAGGACGGCCCATCACGGTTTCACTCGGAGATGACTCGGTACAAGAGAATGACCTGAGTCCGTTCTCGGCACCGTTCCGGGTGGCCTTCCCCAATGCCAACACCATGAAGTACCTGGAAGCAGTCAAAGCGGCCTTGGTGGCTCTGGCCCTTTCCCGGCCAGACTTGACCCCCCTGGATCAACTCAGGCAGATTCTCCCCGCCAATGAGTACAACCTGGCGGCCAGTAACAAGTTGATTCTGAACGGTGTGGCTGCCCAACGCTGCCTACTGGAGCCTTTCAAGCATCTTCTGGGTTGGTTGTTCGATGACTACATGGGGGCATTGGACAAGGCGAGTGGAGATCCGGGAGTGTTTCGGACGACCCTCTACGACAAGATTCAAACTATGGTCGCAACCCTCTATGACAAGACTGGGCCACAGCCGGAGATGGAAGCCTATGTGGTGCAGAACACACAGGCTTTGCGAACAGCCACCTGGAAGCAGATATTGAGTGGGGCGGGGCACGAAGCAGTATCCTCTTATGTGTTTGACGTTTCCATCTTGGAGTCGATCAACCCCGGTAGTCCAGCCGGGAGATGGTCCGCTGATGGTTTGGCTTTGTCTCCTTACCAGATGGGAATTCCTGCTGAGATCGTCAACGACATGTTCTGGGTGCCTGGTTTGATTACAGAGCGGGCACCACAGATGCAGGAGGGGGAACTTCTCCCCCCAGAGGGGTTCGAGTTTGTGTTTGCCACAAGCTCGAAAGAGCTTACCGCTGAGGTCATGTCCAGTGCCCCGCCGCCTATTCGCCGAGTCTATGAGAAATACATCCAGAATGACGGTACTCTTCTTCTGCCCAATGATTTGACCCCCTATCTTGAGGGTATCTCTTCGCTCTCTCGCAAGGTCGGGTCCGCCGACAAGTCCCCAGTGTTCTATATCGGGGCCACTGACCTGACCAATATCACACGGGCGACTGTTCTCGAAACCACATCCCAGATGGGAGTCTTTTATGCCCGAGGACTTCTGGCCAAGTATGACAACGGGAGTCTACTCCAACAAGCAGCCCTGGCTTTGGGTATTGCAGGGGCCGCCCTCAGTCGATCCCCGGCCGACGGAGCCTGGCTCAACGTCAGACTCTTAGATTGGCTCCCCGGTTTGGAGAACTTCCTGGCTGTTATCTTGAACTGGATTGAGGCCATTCGGAACGCCATCCAAAGCATCATTGACACCATCAGGAAGTACATCGAGTTCATTGAGGGTCGGATTGTCGAACTCCAGAACCTCATTCGACGCATCAATGACATCATCCAAAGCATCCTGGGGTTCGCGTTTCAGATCCCCAAGTGTGCTGTTCTCACCCTGGTTTCGGATGGAACCATCGGGGTGCTTTCAGACTTGGTGTCCGCCCAGAATAAGCCGAGTGACAGTCCTCTGGCCTATGGGGCTGGGATCGCTGTGGTGATCCCTTTTGGCCCGGCGTTCGGTATGGACATCATCGCGGAGTTTTGCAAATCTGAGTCGGGGAACCCAACTCCGGATACCTACATGGCTTCCTCGACCCCACCTTTCCCGGCCATGGCCGATGCAGAGGTACTGCCTCCGCCTGTGCCACCAGATCCTGAACCAGACGTGTTGTGAGGTAAGCCCGTGGCATCCTTCAACAAAATGTCGGTCTGGCCGATAGGCTACTTCCGGGCTTATTCCAGTTGGTTGCTGCGAGACCGTCGAGAAATCGGACTTCGGATAGCCACCATCAATGCCGAGATTGCTCGAATCGGACTAATCCAGGTAACGTATCGAACAGTTACCTCCGGTGAGAACACAACAGTCACCGAAGAACGCATGGGCTTTTCGGTCACCCCCGAGGGGTCTTCCCTGAGCAAGCTCGTCATGGCATACATAGCCAACGGTGGGAATCCATTTGACATTTCCCCTTTCTGGTATCCGGACAGCACCGAGGTAGTTTCCACGGATGCTGATGGGAATCAGCAGACAATCCAGAAGTCTCCTTATGGGGGGGTGCTGGCTCCGATGTCGGCTTTGGCGAACGACCCCTTGCCTGGAACAGACAGCACTGGCTTTGGAGGCCATCGTGGAGGTTGGGTCCGGGCAGATCACTATTATCCGGCCAGACAGGGTGGTCGGATTTCCCAGGGGTCATTCGACAGCGACATGATCGTAAAGACCATGCATCAGATCCGGTCTTGGGACAACCAGGCCATCAAGGAACGCCTGTTAGAGATTGAGGCCCGGATCCTCAAGCTCTGTGATCTTCGGGAACAGTTGACCCATGAACGGGACGAGGTGCTGGTACAAGCCTTTGGAGGTGTCCTGGATGGAGTGGGTGACTTCGATGAGGATCGGTTTGCCAATGATCTCCGAGTGCAGAATCTTGTCCAGGACATGTACGAGATGCTCTTTGAAACCGAAGAGGATGGCACTGTTCGGGCATTCAAGGGCAACTCCAAGTCGGACTACTACCAGTTCACGTTTGATGATCTGCCTTCTGAGTACCCGGATGCCAAGTGATTATAGCCAAGCCGTCTCATTGGCTTGGCTATAATCTCAGCCTTGCGGGGAGGCTGAATGTCACGAGACATACAGATTGCCTGGCCGTGTTCCCACTTGACGGTGGAAGAAGTCGTTCCCCTGGGTTCTGACCGACGATCCCTGGCTACCAGTCAACCCATAGCCGCTCGTGGCCAGGTACGGGTTCTGGCCAACAACGATTTCTTCCTTCCCCAGGGAGGTCTCTATATCCCTGCCGTCCTTTACGGGACGGGTTCAGGACCATTCACCATGGTTGAGAATGAGGACACCCTGACAATCGAGTCTACGGTAGGTGCAGTCACAATATCCTTCGGGATCCGGGGAGAAACCCGGTGGACAGCAACCCAGGTAATCACCTACCTGAAACGGCAGGGAGTCACCATAGTTCAGTTTGACCAGACCAACGGCCATCTGATCTTCCAGGAAACCACGAAGATTGGAGTGGACTCCTTCATCAAGGTGTCTGGTTCTGCGGCTGGCGCCCTGGGTTTCGGGGACAGCTCCAATGGCTATCAGGTGGCTGCTCGTGGTTCCCAACTCTATCCCTCTTGGGAACTCTACCGGCCTCCGACGTTGACCGCTCTGAGATACCCCAGGTTTTCTGAAGCCTTACGAGCCAACCCG